GCAATTAGTTGCCTACGGGGCTCAAGATGTTTATTTAACTGGTAATCCTCAAATTACCTTCTGGAAAGTTACCTACCGTCGTCACACTAACTTCGCGATGGAATCCATTGAACAAACTTTCAATGGACAAGCTGATTTCGGTCGCCGTGTTACTTGCACCCTTGCACGTAACGGTGATCTTGCCTACCGCACCTATCTTCAGGTGACTCTTCCTGAGATCAACACGAGTCTTGCCAATTTCGCAAGATGGCTTGATTTCCCTGGAGAGCAGCTCATCGCTCAAGTTGAGGTTGAGATTGGAGGTCAGCGCATCGATCGCCAGTATGGCGATTGGATGCACATCTGGAACCAGCTTACTCTCTCCAAGGAGCAGGAGCGTGGTTACTACAAGATGGTTGGTAACACCACCCAGCTTACCTACATCACTGATCCTGAGTTCGCCCATGTTGACGGACCCTGCGATTCCGATGCCCCTCGTCAGGTGTGCGCTCCTCGCAACGCACTCCCCGAGACCACTCTTTACGTGCCTTTCCAATTCTGGTACTGCCGTAACCCCGGACTTGCTCTTCCTTTGATTGCTCTTCAGTACCACGAGGTCCGTGTCAACCTTGACATTCGTCCTATTGATGAGTGCCTCTGGGCTGTCAATACTCTTGCTTGCGAAGATTCTGCCAAGGGCTCCTCTGTTAAGGCCAGCCAGGCATACAACCAGTCCCTTGTTGCCGCTTCTCTTTACGTTGATTACGTGTTCCTTGACACTGATGAGCGCCGCAGAATGGCACAGAACCCTCACGAGTACCTCATTGAGCAGCTTCAGTTCACTGGCGACGAGTCTGTTGGTTCTTCCAGCAACAAGATCAAGTTGAACTTCAACCACCCTTGCAAGGAGCTTGTCTGGGTTGTTCAGCCTGATGCTAACGTTGATTACTGTGCATCTCTTGATTGCAACACCGTTCTTTTCAAGACTCTTGGTGCTCAGCCTTTCAACTACTCCGATGCCATCGATGCTCTTCCTAATGCTCTTCATGCATTTGCTGGACCCGATGCTGTAGGAACTCTTGCCGCTCACTACATTGATGGTTCTGGTCTCTTTAACGATGCCGGTGCCGCAGATACTGGCGGGGCCAATTTCTGGGATGAGAACAACCTTGCCACTGGTGTCGACCAGTACACCCAGCCTCAATTCGGGCCACAGAGTGGCGGTCGTTCAAGTGTGTCTGATGCCGGTTCTTTTGTGCTAGCTGAGACTGCTCTTGACATGCACTGCTGGGGTGAGAACCCTGTCGTGACTGCTAAGCTTCAGCTTAACGGCCAGGACCGCTTCTCTGAGCGCGAGGGAACTTACTTCGACCTTGTCCAGCCTTACCAGCACCACACTCGCAACCCCGACACTGGTATCAACGTTTACTCTTTCGCTCTACGCCCTGAGGAGCACCAGCCTTCTGGCTCTTGCAATTTCTCGCGTATTGATAACGCTACTCTTCAGCTTGTGCTTTCCAACGCCACTGTTGAGGGTACCAAGACTGCCAAGGTCCGTGTGTACGCTACCAACTACAATGTCCTTCGTGTCATGAGTGGTATGGGTGGTCTTGCCTACAGCAACTAAGTTGTTTAATCACCTCAAATACAAAAACAAAAACAAAAATATCATTTTATCAACAAAATTCAGTCCAAAAACTATATTTTAGGCACTATGTTAGGACATGTTAGGATCGCTAACATTGTTAGGATCACTAATATTGTTCATGTTAACATGTTAGGATTTAACAGCTCGGTTTCTTGTAGCTCTTCTTGCACTGCTTGTTCGGGAACATCATATTACCGAACTCCTTATACGTTTTCTTCTCAATCTCAATCTGACTATCATCTCCCATGAAACCATTGATGAACCTCATGATCTTACTCAGACTTGCCTTTCTATTCGGCATCTTCTTGAACATCTGCGCGGTACAGCAGGTGTTGAAGTTCTCATTCATCCTCTCCACACACTCATCCCTTCCACACCACCATGCCTCAGGGAGATCAGTGATCTTCACCAGGAAATAGTTGATCCAATCGTTCATGGAGGTCGCCTTGTAGCTGGACATGTCCTCGATGAAGTCGTAGATAGCGTCGGACATGTGCCTCATGTGGCTGCACGTGTCGTTGGTGTTAGCCATGGAGTTATCCAGCATCTCAATGACACCGAGAAGGGCCCGAGTGAGATCTCCATCGCAGTCATCGGCACAGAATCCAGCCAGGACGTTCTTTCCAACCTTCTCCAGACCCTCCAGATACATACTTTTCATGCCTTTTCGGAAGGACTTCAGATCACTTTTATCCATCAGTTGACCATCATACTTCTCCGCACATTTCCTGAAGCCCCAGAACAACTTCTCCCTGCATTCACACACATCAGACCTGTACGGTTCCAAGAACCTGAACACGTGCCCCAGGAGTTCTCGGAGGGATTTGGAGGACCGAACTCGCATCATCATTGTAACTCCCTGGTCACTCCCAGCATACTTGAAGATGTTACAGAGGAAGTCCTGACATTGTTTAGCCTCCATGCTGTAGAAGATGTTCCTGCAGTTGCATCCGAAGATGGGAGCAGCACCACTTTCAC